ATTCGCAAACATCCAAATATCCATGTAGAAATACTATCTTCATCTGGTGGCGAAAAGTTTCATGGTGAAGTAACTGTCCAAAAAATCAGATGGTTAAGAAAACATGGAATTAATTATAAAGCCAATGTTGTACCTGGTCGTAGGCATAAAAAAGATTGGGCAAATCCTAGCTCAGTAATTATTGATGATACACCTGATGTCATTACGGCATGGAACAAAGCAGGTGGTGTAGGCATACTTCACAAAGATGTAAAAGAAACTATAAAAACGCTTGACATGCTACTAAATAAATGATATACTATGTTTGTGTGAATAAGTCGTTTATATACCGTTAATACTCCGTTTATACGAAAGGAAATACTATGAGTAGTTTTGCAAACCTAAAGCGTGGCCGTTCTGACCTCGCTAAACTCACAAAAGCAATTGAAGCAACATCACAACCTGCTGAAGCTGGTTCTAAAGATGATACTCGTTTTTGGCAACCAGAAGTAGATAAAGCAGGCAATGGCATGGCAGTCATTCGTTTTCTACCAGCACCAGCGGCTGATGGTGACGATGCTCTTCCATGGGTTCGTGTTTTCTCACACGGCTTCCAAGGACCTGGTGGTTGGTTCATTGATAATTGCTTAACAACAATTAATGAAAAATGTCCAGTTTGTGAGCATAACAATACATTATGGAATTCTGGCATTGAAGCAAATAAAGATATTGCAAGAAAGCAAAAGCGTAAACTATCTTATGTTGCTAATATTTTGGTTATTTCTGACCCAAGTAATCCTGCTAACGAAGGCCAAGTAAAATTATTTAAATTCGGTAAGAAGATTTTTGATAAGATTACAGAAGCAATGAATCCTGAGTTTGCTGATGAAACACCAGTTAACCCATTTGATATGTGGGAAGGCGCTAACTTCAAATTAAAGATTCGTAATGTTGAAGGCTATCGTAATTATGATAAATCAGAGTTTGCAAGTAAGTCAGCAATCTTTGAAGGTGATGATGAGAAACTTGAACAACTTTGGAAATCAGAGTTTGGTTTAAAAGAATTTTCTGAGAAGAAGCAATTTAAACCTTATGAGCAATTGAAATCTCGTTTGGATAAAGTCCTTGGTTTTGAAGGTAATGTAGCACCTAAAACTAAAGCAATTGACAATTTAGATACTCTGAAGGAAGAAGATGTTCCTTTTGATACCTCTAGTGTTGAAGATGAGGACTTAGATTACTTTAAGTCGCTCGCTGAAACGAAGTAAACAATCCCATGCAAGTGCTAGACCCCGCTTCGGCGGGGTTTTTTATGCGTAAGTGGATCCCATAAGAGCATCAACAATATCTTTATCGTATGCAGACGCTGGTCTTCCTGCGGTTGGTGCAGCTGCCATAGTTGTTCTTTGTGAATTATCTACGACAACACTTCCTCCGCCACCAGTAGCCTGACGAGCATCCGCTGCAGCCGTTGAAGCAGAAGCTATTGTTGCACCAGATGTTGGCGCTGCCGCAGGTGCAGAAGCTACAGCTGATGTTCCTCCACTACCAATACCTTGTGTAGTTGAACCAACTTTAAAGTAAGTAGCTGAAGATGTACCATACGCATCTGAACCAACTTTACCTTGTGCTAATTGTTTAGCACCTCCAGGTCCCAACAAATGAGAAGCCGCTAAGTAACCTGCTATTTCTTGTTGAGAGCTTTTATCATTAATGACTCCAATACGATTTAATGTGGCAAAATTTTGTTTAGTATATTTCACCATTGTATCTTCTTGTAATTGAGGATTATTTAAGAAGGCCTTCTTGCCACCTTCAATATTCCAATTAGCTGGGTCGTCTAAACCTTTTAACGAGGTGCCTTTTTTGACAAGACCCATATCTTGTAAAGCTAAAGCACCGAACTGATATTTTCCAAGATATCCTAAAGTGTTGACAGCATCATATTTACCACCACTTTCTTTTTCTCCAATTTTTTGTGCATAGCTTTGATAATCAATTGGTATTCCTGAACCTGAAGGAATAGATCCAGATACTTTTGAAGGAGAAGATTCACCTGATGTTAGAGGAAGTCCAGAGCCAGTCATAATTGGTGATCCAGAACCACTTGTAACCGTATTTTCAGGCATTGGTGTTGCCGCTGTTGCAGTTGCTGGAGCGGCTGGTGCAGGAGTCGGTGATGGAGTTTGGCCAATATTGTTTGCTTTTTTATACTCATCAACCGCTCTAGACGATTCTGTTCCCCTCTTAGCAAAACCTTCTAATTGTTTTTCATTTAGTTTTTGACCTTCATTAAAAGCTTTTTCGTAATCAGCAATCTCTAATTTTGTTCTTTCGTATTCTGATAACTTTTTCCTGCGGTCTTGTTCATCTTTGACACCAGCAAGGCCGCCTACTTCTTGAGCCTGTCTTAAACCTTTGGCTGCTTGTTCATCTTCATAACTAGGTTCTGTTTTTTTGATAAGTTTAACAAACAAAGCACCTAAAAGTGCAAGACCTCCGCCAGCTAAAAGTATCGGACCCAAAGCACTAAGCATACCTGTGAGTAAAGTTGGTAAAGCCGCACCTTTTAATAAAGATGGTAACATATCACCAATATCAAAACCTCCAGAATCTTTAACAAACAAAGCTGAACTTGGAGATTGACCATCTCTTTTTGTACCTAAAATACTGGTTAAATTTGAAGCACCAACCGAACCTCCAACTTTACCTACAGCTTTCATCTTACTTTCAAAGGCGGTTTCTCTGGCCATTTGTCTGGAGAAAAAATCTCCAGCGGTTGTTTGTGGCTTACCGCCAGAAATTCTGACTAACTTAATAATATTTTGTTTTACAAGATGGAAGTCCCTTGCCATTGAAGGCAATACAATAGAATTTTTAGCAGTTATTTTTGTTGCTTCAGCCATTAGTGATAACTCTCCAGCGCCAAATGAAATAGAAGGCATTGAAGAAGTTACTGATGGAGTTTTTCGTGTAGTTGCTGAATATGGTTTTAAACCAGGAAACATTGTGGCTATAACTCCACTAGAGTCAAGCATCTGCCTTGGGTCTATTTTTTCACCCAATCGTTTAGTTATGGCACCACCTAAATTGCCACCAGATTTTTTTTCTTGTTTGTATATTTCTGCTAAGCGTGACATCTATTATTTTGTCCTTTGTTGCATTTTAATTTTTTCGTTTTCTTCTTCCAAATATTTTATTAGCATTGTTAGATATATCTCCCTTTCCCACGGCAACATATTTTCTAATTCAGTTAAACTATACTTGTGGTGTTGCATCATCGCAAAATTAGTTTGAAAATAATTATTCAAACTATCGTGAGAAAGGGCTATATGAAAAAATTTTGTAAGCCTTCTACCTCAATGCTTTCTTTGTAACCACATTTTCTACAATTAAAACTTATGTCTTTTTTAATCTTTGGAGCAGTTTCAAAAAACTCTTGTATTTTTTCTAAATCTTTTTGTTGCAAATTATCAATAAAATCCACAAGCTCTTCTTTTGTTACATCTTTCGTATAGTAAATATTCTCTTGGTCAAAAATATTGTCAATACAAATCGTTAGAAGTTCCATCAATGTTTCATTTTCGTTTTGACCTTTTAGATTTGCTATCATTTCAAATGTTGGATACTTCATCATAATGCCAAGCTTATCACTTAGCATGATTTTTTTATCGTGCTTTGGATCTTTAGTTGGTGTTATCTCTAAAAGGTTAACATCAAATTTTTCTAAATTACCGCAAGTTGTTTCTTCACCTGCTTCTGTTTTTACTTTATTATTACACTTGTATTGAAGGTTTATTACCTCACTTACAGACCTAGCTCGTAGATTTAAAAAGATAAACTCTAAGTCAAAAACGGGTAAAGATTCAACATCAATATTGTCAATAATACAATTTTTACAAATTTGTTTAACTACATTTAATGAATCTTTTGCATCATCCGATTGATTAGCCATGAGTAAAAGCTTTTGTTCTTTTACCAAAAAAGGCCTAAACCGAATCTTTTTTCCAGATGATATAAGGTTCAATTCATAAACTGGTACATCAATTTTAGGTAACATAATAACCTCGCTTTGTTAATTAAATTCAAAATCCAAATGGTAATCTGGTTGTTGCTTTTCCAAAAGGCAATAATCGTGAAGAAGCAGAACCAAGAACTGCGGTTGCAGCTGCAGCTAAATCATAAGTTCCATCGTAAATGACACGGTACTTTTGATACGCAAACTGTATTTGTAATCTGTGGAAGTTTTCATCAGACCAACTTAAGCTTTGAGGACTAATTCCAATAGGAAAAGCATCAATCAATTCAACAGCATAAATTTGTTTAATAAACTCATCATACTGTATAATTTTTATATTTGTCATGTACCTTGTGCTTTGACCTTTTGGAAATCTCAAATTGTTTGTATCTGACGGCATGATTGCTTCAGTCCATCGGTCAAAAAGCTTACGCTCAAAAAAATCATTGGTACATAAGAAGGTAAAACTGGTATCGCCATATTGTGTTTGATACGGCACTTTAAAAGTTGGTCCATATATTTTTACATCGGCAGTTGCCAGAGTTTTTCCAGGCAATTCTGCCGATTCACATTGGAGAGCTAGATAACGAGAGAGTGAAGGGTTAGATGTGCGTGCTTGTTCATCTCTTTCTCCTTGTCGTCCAAAAGCGTCTCCAATCGCATCCGAAACATCTGTAAAGATAGAGTTAGGAAAGTTCAATATCTTTTCAATGATTGAGTTGCCCACAAACTGGCCAATGTATGGTGGAATAGGCAATACTACCTCAAAACGAGATGGCTTTGCCAGTCCGTCTTTTCCTCGGATGTTTGATAAAAATAAATTTGGTGAAAATGACATTTAAAATCTCTTTCGTGATTCTGCGTAAACTTTACTTGTGCTTGCTTTTTCAAATTGCTCAACCGGCAAAAGAGCCGCTATGTCCCATTCATCAGCAGGTATCTCTAAAAATCGTGAGGTGAGATGACTAAACAAATACCTCTTGATGCATGGCATGGCTTGAAACGCTGTTGAAGCCGTTGACAAGTATTGATAACTCAAACGCAATTTTGTTTTTTCGTCAAATCGTCTATTGGTAGCTGTATCACTTAGTTTATCTAAAAGGATAATTCGTTGCTTTGGGTGAATGTAATGTAAATTCAACCCTAAGAAACCGTCTGAGTATCGTTCAATTGGTATAACCAATGGGAACCTGTCGTAATATGGCAACGAATCCTTAGTTTTTGGATCATAAAAAAAGAAATACATCTTACCTATAATAGATTTGTCTTTTAGGCGTTCTCTATCTCGCATCAAAGCCGCAGGAGTAGGTCTTAATTCACCGACCTTTGCTTTCAACCATTGGCGTGCGGCCGAAGACCTAGGAGTGTAACCCTCCTTGGCCAACGATTCTTTAATTCTGTCTAGTAAATACGCCATCTTGTATTTATCTCAAAGTCCAAGTTCTTTTTCAGTAATTATTTTAAACTGCCATCCATGTTCTTTACAGAATAGGTCGGCTGCCCGCCATTTTTCTTGGTTAACGGCATAGGTCATGGCTTCTTGGATGAATCTTTTTGTTTGGCGTTTCTGTGTTGGTTTCTGAGTTTGTTTATAGGGTTTCACCTCTAGAACCACAGTAATTTCTTTATTGTCTGCCTGTTTTAGACGAACAATGAAGTCGGGAAAATAACGATGTATTTTTTGGTCTATTGGTGACCGATATGGAATTGGCAGCTCTTCGGAGACCCACCACAGAACACTTGGATGGTCATCTAAATATTTCATCACACGCAATTCCCATGACGACCGATAGACGATGTTGTTGGCATCACCTTTGTATTTGTTTGGGTTTTTTGGCTTAAACCATCCTTTATATGACATAAATACTATCTATCTCACTTCAAAGGATTAAAACATGCCTTTATTTGGCTTTGGCGACATTCAATTTAAAAAAGGTTCTGTATCGGGCCCTCTACAGCCTTTAGTGGAAAGCAAATACAAAACATCAACTTTAAGATACCCTTTAGACATTGGAAATGCAGATAAAGGGCATTACATGCTTCTTTATATTAAAAAACAAGAAGCCTCAAAAGCGTCTGGCGAATCTACGCCAACAGGTTTTACCGATGCAGCTGCAGCTGCACTTAAAAATCCAATATCTGGTGCGGTAACAGATGTTTTAAATTCTGCTCGTGGTGCAGTAAAAACAAATCTTGGTGGTGAATTAGCCAACGGAGTTCAAAACGCTTTTAATCAAGTTAACAATGCGACAGGTGGTGTTATTGGTAATTTAACAAGTTCTGTTGGAAGTGCTTTTAATTCATTTAAAGGTACTGTGGGAAATTTTAATAATCCTTTTGGCCAACCCAACATATTTAATGTAAGTGGAGCAGTTGCACAAGAAATTAATAGAACCAACATAAAATCTTTAGTAGTGGGTAGTGGAGATTTGGCAAGAGGTATCAGAAAAGTAACAAGAACAGGACAAGTTATTGCTTTGTATATGCCTGATACTTTGCAATTTGATTTTACTCAAAATTATGAAAATTTAAGTTTGTCTGGAGCTGCAGGAGCGGCCGCAGGTGCGGCTATGCAAAAGTTACAAGAAGGTGGTGGTCCAAATAGTGCTGTTGGTAGTGCAGTTAAAGCTGGCCTTATTGCTAAAGCACGAGATTATGCAAAAGAAAAAGTTGGTGACCTTGGATCTTTAGGCGGGTTTTTAGCTTTGGGAGCGGTTGTTAATCCTTTATTGGAAGTTATATATCAAGCACCACAATTTCGCACATTTCAATATGATTTTATTTTTTATCCAAGAGATGAAAGAGAAGCTGTTGAAGTTCAAAAGATTATTACTTCTTTACAATATCACCAAGCTCCAGAGTTTAAAGAAGGTTCAGCTGGAAGTTTGTTAATACCTCCTTCAGAATTTGACATAGAGTTTTATTATGCTGGTAAAAAAAATGAAAACATTCCACAAACTGGTAATTGTGTATTAAAATCAATACAAGTTAACTATGCACCAAATGGTTTTTCTGCATATGAAGTACCAGGACAAAATGCTACTCTTGGTGGAACAGGTATGCCAGTTGCTATACAAATGTCTTTACAATTCCAAGAAACAAGTTATCTGACTAAAAATACACCAGGTGATCCTTCAGCCGTTTCTGTGAATCCTGCAGAGGCTGGAACTCCATCTGGGATTTTAGAAGGAACAAATGCTCCAGGTAACTCACCAATTGGAGCATAAAAATGGCAAAATACTTTAATTACTATCCTAAAACATTTTATACCAGTAACAATGAAGTTAATGGTGTAGAAGCTGTTACAAACATCATAGCTCGTTTTGCTTTTGATTCTCAATTAAAAGAAAACTCATCTGCTTTTTATCCGTATCAGATTCAAGATAGTGATACTCCTGAAATTATAGCAGACAAATATTATGGTAATGTGGAATATCATTGGGTAGTTTTATTGTTTAATAATATTATTGACCCACAATTTGATTGGCCTCTAAAGAGTGATACGCTAATTGATTATATTGATAAAAAATACACAGCAAATGGAGCAGCAAATACTACTGTTCAATCCGGTTTGGCTTGGGCTTTAAGTGAAAATAATGTTCAAGGATACTTTAAAGTAATTACAACCACCGCAAATGATGGCACAATTACAACAGAAAAAATTACAATAGATGCCAACACTTATGCCAATGTTGGAGCAACTTCTATTTCTAAAACAACACAAGCAGGCGAAGTTGTTATTATTAGAACAACAAAAGAAACACAATCATACTATACATATGAAACCAATTTAAATGAATCCAAGCGTGAAATAAATCTAATCAAATCTGATTTTTTACCACAAATTGAAAAAGAATTTAAGAGAGTAGTTAGTTTATGAGTTTGAATCTGCTAAAATCAACTCAGTTTTTTTTAGATGAGTTGGTTATTGTAACTAAAGGTGGTAAAATTGATATTAAAAATGTCTATGAAGAAATAAACATTTTTGATACAATGTTCTTATCTGTAATGAGTGGAAACATAATTATCAATGATGCTATTGGTCTTTCTAGCAAACTTTTATTTGATGGCTCAGAATCGCTTTTAATTACGGTTAAAAAAGATAAAGATTCTGATATATTAACTTTTAAAAAAGCATTCCGTATCTATAAACAAACTGAGAGGCGTAGTAGTAAGCCTGGTTTAGAAAGTTACTTACTTCATTTTACTTCAGATGAATTGATGTATTCCGACCAACAGAGAATAAATCAATCATATGAAACAAACTACTCCAAAATAGTTGAAAGAATTTTGGTTGATTATTTAAAGGTATCTGAAAATAATTTAGGAGGCACTTACGAATTTTCTTCAGGTATACAAAAAATTGTAATACCAAATCTTCGGCCACTAGAAGCAATTGAGTGGTGTGCGAAGCGGGCTTTAGATTCTAAACAGTCCCCAAATTTTATGTTTTTTCAGAATGTAGCCGGTTTTAATTTTGCAACGCTTTCAACTCTGCTAACTCAACCTGCAATACTTGATGTTACTTACGAAACAAAGAATATTAAAGGAGAAAACCCATTTGGTAATATGGGTGGTGCTAGAAGTTTAGAAGTAGTATCAATGAACGATAACATTGAAAGAACTCGCTCGGGTGTAAACGCAGGTAAATTTATTGGATTTGATCCAGTAACAAGAACAATTAGCACAAAAAATATATCTTATGGCGACCACTATTCAAATATGAAACATGGTAATGATACGCCTAATTATACACAAATACAAAACCGAGATGGCGGCTCAAATGCACAATCATTCAACTCTCGTAAAGTAGTAAGTATTTTTGACTTTAATAGACAGTATAGCGAATACATTAAGAAAAGAGATTCTAGTTCTTTATCAAAAGGCGAGAGTATTGAAAGTTGGTCATTTCAAAGAAAAGCAATTCTTAAAAATTTAATGTCTAAACGCCTTAAAATTGTAATGCCTGGAAACTTCCAATTATCTTCAGGATTCAATGTAAATGTGGATGCTCCAATTGTAGGTTCTTCACGAGGCGATGACAAAAGTATTAACGGAAAATATATCATTGTAGCATCACGACAAATTATTGGATTTGAGAAACATGAAACAATCATTGAGGTTGCTTCTAGTTCATCTGATATAGGCTTCATTTCTGGAAGTGATGCTGAACAACAAGAAGAAATTTTAAACTATTGATATGGTTAAAAACGAAGAATCTAAAGAATTTGCTGGTAAGAACGGCTTTACTTGGTGGATTGGTGTTGTAGAAGATAGACAAGACCC